TACCGAATGCGAATGGTGCCACATATCCTGCAGGTCCACCTAGTGGTGCAACTCCACCACGGATAACGCTTGAAGCGATATCTTGTGGAATTGTTTGGTTTGTTCCAATGCTGTTAGCATATAGGAAGTCCTGAATCAAGTTTGATCCAGCAAGGAAGCGAAGGTCTCCACGACGTTGCTTGTACTTACGTGGCATAGCCTTAAGTGCCTTGTTGAATACTTCACGAGAAACTCCAGCACCGTTTGCGTCTACGACACGTCCTGATGCCTTTGCCTTCTTTACAACGCCATCAAATGACTTGTAAAGTGCGTCTCCTGTTAGAGATGTGTTTCCGTTAAGGATAACATCTTCGATGTCATTTCCTGCTTGTGTTGCCATCAAGCGGGCAATGTGATCTTCTAGGTCTGCACCTTCAATGTTGTCTTCTAGAGACTCTGTTGAAAGCTCCCAGTCCATACGAAGCTTCTTTGTTGTCAAAGAGATCTTTGAGAAAGTTACTGCACTGTTTTCTCCAGTGTTTTCTCCTTCTGATGCGAGACGCATAAGCTTCTCGCCGATTGACATACGGTCAATCTCTGCTGTGTCTGCCTTAAGTCTAACTGTGCGGGCAACCTTACCGATTACGGTTGCGTCGAACATATAGTCTAGGAAGCGAGCAGATTGTTCTGGGTTAAGTAGTCCACCGTTTCCGTTTTCGGAAGCTCTGTGTACTCCTGTTCCACCAGTTGTTGAGCCAAATCCAGTTGATACTGTTGCACCAGCTGCGGCTGCTTTTTCTAATAGTTCATTGCTCATATTATTATACCTACCTTAGTTAAATATTTCGTTCACGGAACCGAGGAAAGAACCGTTCCATTTAGATTTCTTGATTGTTACTTCCTCTGATCGGCCAAGATCAGAAGACTTCTTAATTGCAGTCTCGGACTCTACTGCATCGACACGCTTTTGTACACCATCAATCGTGCTCTTGATATCTTTTACAGCACTTGATAGTACTGTGTGTTGTTCTGCCAACTCTGAAATTCTAGCGTCTACGCTCTTGCTGAAAGCTTCAACAGTCTCTTGGATTGTTGTTACTTGTGCTGCATTAACTTCTGATGCCTTGTTTAGAGTTTCTGAGAAAAAGCCCTTTAGGTCGCCTAACATCTTTGCAAAATCAGGTTCTTCAACCTTATCTTCTGATACGTCGGCTACTTTTTCCAGAGTCTCGGCAGTTGTGTCTTCCGCTACTGCATCTTCTGCAGAAGCATCTTCGACTGCAGGTGCTGCATCTGCTGCAACATCTGTTGTCTCTTCTACGGTTGCTTCTGGTGCTGCTTCAACAGCTGCATCTTCAACAACTACGTTTTCTGTATTTTCTGACACTTCATTACCTCCTTCTGCGTTTGCCTGTTTTGCTATTTGTGTATCAGGCAACGTAAATCTTGAATGCTTATATGCATCAAGAATCTTATCAATCTCTTTTGACTTGTTAACATCTGAGCTCTCAACCCAACCAATTAGTTGTGCTGGCTTTCCAGATACTGGAGAGTCATATGTTTTTTCTGTTGAGATAAAAACAGAATTGCTTTCTTCACAATAAAAAATATTTTCTGTTACTACTTCAGTTGCAATTCCCTTAAATACCAATTGGCCGTTTACCTTTTGAATAGATAGAACATTGCAAAGTTCATTTGCTGGAGAATCTACAATTGACAATTCAATCAAATCGTAATCCTTAATAAATCTTACTGTCTTACCATTTGCTTTGTTGACTTCATTGTCTGACTCATTGATCTTACCGCCGATTGAGAATCCAGATAGAGTTCCGTCTAAAACCTTTTCCCAAGTATCTTGTGCGCCTTTTGAAATATATGCATCTACATATACACCGTTATAAAATTCTTTTGATTTTGGATCGTAGTATGTTTCTGGCTTAAATGAAACAACCTTGCCGACTGCTGTTGAGTTATGCATCTCACGAAGATTTCCTCTAAATCCTTCAAAAGCTTTTAGGCTTGCTTCTGCTGTGACAACGTCGCCTGTCTGATCAACATTATCTAATGTAGCGAATCCTGACACCGTTCTTTTTTCACGGTTAACCTTTGTAAAGGGAACCGATAGACTGATGTTGTCGCCATGACTGGACCACAAAGACTTTTCAATATTCATATGCTTAATTTTAGCGACTTATACATAAAAAGGCAAATAACAGTTGAGTGGGGTTAGTCAACCTGTCTGCCGTCGCCTTTAGCATTTCTTCCTTCTCCAGAAACATCTGGGGAAGTTGCTTGGCGATCTTGAGACCTTTGTCTGGTGTTTCCAGCTTGGGCTCTAATTTCTGCTGCATTGGCTTGAAGGTCTACGACCTTATCTCCGCCATCAATTGGAATCATGCCCTTTCTAATTCTAACTTCATTAGGGGTAATGACCTGCATTCTTAAATATCTTTCGTCAATTTTAGACTGGGTATCTTCGTCAGTCAATGTTAACTCATTAAACTTTAAAAGCAATGCGTCTGTCTTTTCGCCAAATATATTATTAATTTTCTTTTCTAGAATCATCTGGGCGGGTCTACAGACTTGCTCTTTAAATGTCTTATCTGCGTCACGAGCAACTGCTAAATTAACTCCTTCTGGTGTTCCTATTTTATTAATTGGAACACGGTGGGCTAGCAAAATTTCATCTCTATTTGATTTACGATATTTCTCAAATGAGCCTTCTTGGTTTCCAGCTTCGATTGGCTCCATCTTAAATTCAACCTTTGAGTCAGGGGTATCTGATGGAAGTGGGACATATAGTGATCTATGGTTCTTGCCCTTTAATCCCACCTGGAAAAATTCAAGCAGCTTTCTTTCTGACTCTGGTGAAAGCTTTGCTCCCTTTACTGTAATAATATATCTTGGGACCGCCTTATTTTCAAAGTAGTCTAGGTTATATCTTCCAGAAAATTCATTACCAGTTAGAGCAACCTGAGCAGCCACAATATCTGGTATGCCGTAGTAGTTGTTCATTGGTGTGTACTTCTTTAAATGTATAATTTCATTTGGTCGATCTTCTTGTCCAGCAATCGGATTCTCTGTTTCTGTGTCTCCGAAATTATTAAAGAACACTGCCTTGCCATAAAGCAATTGAACAAAGCCATCTCTTAGTCTACGGACACGCATTGTCTTTGCAGGAATATGCCCGATGTATCCAATGTTTCCGCCTGTAGTTCTGCCTATTTCAATATAGCCATTTCCTGTTGCTTCTAAATCTGTGTACACCTTAATTAATGTTTGAGTAAAGGTATCTTCTTCATTTGTTGTGTCCAGCCATCCGTGTAGGTCTTGGCGCAACTTGTTAAGCTTTTTGCGGGCTCTTTCTAATTGCTTCTCATCTGTTATTGAATCAAATGCATCATTTGTCTTTTTTGTTTCAACAAAATCGTATCCTAGCCCAACAATGTTTGCAACCTTTGCATTAATTGCTGCATAGTTATATGTTGACACTTCATAAATTTTAGATAGATATTCTTGGTTGTATGGTGGCTCAATAAGGTCAAACATTGCATAGCCACTAATAGCCTGTGCAAGAAGATTTTGTTGTGTGCCTACGCCTTCAATTCCTGTAAAGGCTTTTGAAAACTCTCGGTTAATTTTTCTTTTAAATGCTGTTCCTAAGCCTCTTACTTTTCTTAGGTCATCCCCGCTTATTGCAAATGGGTCACTTGTTGGCTGCTCTTTTTTAAAAGAAAACCAGTCGGCTGTGTTAGATATATCAATTGTATTTCCGTCTTCTTCTTGAACCTCAATCATTTTATGCCACCCATCTTTTTCATTTCATCTTTATAGTTACCAATATCCATAGGGTCTGGAATTAATCCCCAGTTAAGTCTTTGTTTTTGGTATTCAAATTCTTCGTCATCAATTTTTCTTCTTGCAGAAAGAAATTTAGGCCCGCCTTCATATATACCGAATGTGCGAACTTCTCTAGCCAAAGCATCGATTCTGGATCTATTGCCTTTTTTTGACGTGACTGAAAGAAAATTCCCATCGTCGTCTCCAATCCATCTGCCGTCAGGCATCTCCCAGACATATATGCCTAGTGTGCTCTCTTCATCAAGAACCTTGTATTTAGTATTATTGATATCCATAGGACTTTATTTTACCATTATTGTCTACTCAAGTCCAGCTTTTTGTCAACTGATGTGACAAAATTATATACTTTGTAACACAATCCAGTCGTTATTGTATGCCCTAAATGGTTTTTCTGTCACAGATATGGACGGATCTGAAACAGATACAGAAGCCTTTCCTATATATAAACCGTAGTGGGTGCTTACAAGTTGCTGAGTAAAGCTATTTGGGTATACGGCAATATTATTATATAGGGATGTTGGCCCACCAGATACTAAATAGTTAAACTGTATATCACCTGAAATTGGTGCAGTAAAGTTAATTACTATATGATGAAGTTCTTCTTCTACTAAAAACGAGCTTATATTTGTTGCCGATGTTCTGTCAACTCCGTTTATAAATATTGATAGGATGTTTGCCTTTGAGACCGTCCCAGAGCCGTTCCAGGCATACTTTGTTTCTGGTACACCTGCAGCCGCAGGTAAATAGATTAGGGTGTTAGCCATGCTTGTAGAGGGCGTGAAGAGCATCTCTGTAGAGTTAACAGGCAAGGAGGCGGACAAGTTAAATCCAGACCCTGCCTTTGTTCTTATTCCATTATCATAATGCCTTGAAAGAACTGGGTAATTTAATGATCCGATATAGTATTCAGTTGGAGATGATATCTTGTATCCAAAGTTGTCTGCATAGACATCCTTATTTGTATAGAAACTTACTGCAAAATATGCAAGTCTTGGGAGATACTTACTGGCATCTGAAGTTGTCATAGTTATCTTTAAATAGACTAGACCTGTTGTGCTAAATCCATCTTTTGTGTATTGAGGCAATGGCATTCCATTTGTACAATTTTGCCATGCCAATCCATCTACGCTTGACTCAACAGATATATTTAAATCATTTCTCCACTCAACTTTTGAGGTTACATACGGGATCCCGCTTGGAACCATAAAGAAATCTTCCATTATAAATGTTTTAGCTACAGAGGTATCTGTCTTATAAAATGAAATATATCCTGCCGCTTCATCATAGTATGTATTTTCGTCTAAGAATTCCGTCCATCTTCTATTAATAGGATATGAGTATTGGAATTGAGCTCTAATAGATGCGTCTGTGCCTGAAAACAATATACCTTGATCTGGAGCAACAATTTGTATTGCAGAAGATGAAACGCTTCCTGCATTAAAATGGCTCAATATTGATTGTGGAGAAAGAGAATATCTATATATTGCTGGAGCATCAACTATAAATGAATCTGATACATTTGATGTGGGCCCCGCTGTAAATGCAATTGCTGTATTCGTAAATTTAAAGTCAGGGGATAAAGATTTTGTTGCTACAAGTCTTGCGTCTACATATAGGGAAATTGAAGAAATTGAATACACTCCAACTATGTGCATTGATCTTTTTGAATAAGTTACTGGATATCTGACTTCATCATTTTGAGATACGTTAAACACAATATCCCCTCTATCCCAGTAGAGGCCGATCTTACTGGTATTGTCTGCAAACAATGTTGTTTTTGAAGTAGATTCAATTGATTGATTAATCCAGCATTCTAATGTAAAGTCATTATCTGAGGAATACTTTGTTGCCATTCCTGGAGTGGAGGTTGTAGTGTAATAGTTATTTGTTATAGGGAAAGTTATATAGGATAGGTTTGTAATCTTTGTTCCTGATCCCCCGCCTGGAACAAGCGGCAAAATATTTGTAGCAGGAGATCCAGTATAGGCACCATTGTTATTGCAGCCTGAATAATCCATGGCTACTGAGCTACTCGAAGATTCGTCGAGCATCCAAAACCCGATTGGGCTATCTTTTATTACCTTTAATCTGTATGACATTATTCTCCAGTATTTGACAGAGCTAGCTGATAGAACTCTACATTCTTTTTTAGCCTGTCATCATTATTAAGATCTAATGCAATTTTACCATGAAGTAGTGCCTCTTCGTCTAGCCCTAAATTGAAGTTAGCCAGAGCTAGTAGGTCGTGTGGCTTCCATCCCCAGGCATCTGCTTCGCAGAAATATCCCAAAAACTTTTCTTTTATATTTAGAGCAAGCTCTGAATACTCTTTTACTCTATCCCATTCTTGAAGCTCATAAAAATATTGAGCAAGGTCTACAAAAGGTTCTCTTCTTTCTGGGCATTCTGCAATAGCTTTTCTTAGCCAATACTCTTTATCGTTTGGCTCACACTTTGCAATATACCTCATAGACTCACATCTCTCTGGCTTCCAGAAAGCCGAAGGTAATTCTAGGTGTCTTTTAAACTCAATTGCTGCTTCTTCATATCTGGCATAATAGAAAAGCTCTCTTGCATAATAATGGGCACACCTATCGCTTGTAGGGTCTTCTTGTGCCGCCATTGCTAACAATGGAAGATATTGCCCTCTTGATTTGTTATTGTCTGGGTAGTGGTAGATCTTAATATTAACATCTTGTCTTACTTCATCTATTCCATAAAATGCAACAGATTCGTGAATTGGATACTTCCATCTATGTCCGTGTCTTGAGTGCATTCTTAATGCATCAAATTCAACACCTGGTTTTCCATCTTCATCAAATGAAGTAACTAGTCTATGTATCGGTCTTGTTACTGAAGACGGAAGTTTTTCTAACTCTTCCCTCCAGCCTTCTGATAAAACTTCATCCATATCTAAAGATATACAATAGTCTATATCGGAAGGAATTAATGCAAGAGCTGCATTTCTAGCATCATCAAATCGCCAGGGGGCCACGGATATAGAATGAACTTCTATACCCAACTCTGATGCTATTTCTTTTGTTTTATCAGTTGATCCAGTGTCGGCGATCAATAAATAATCTGCATGTTTTGCAGACTCGTACCAACGCTTAACAAATTGCTCTTCATTCAAAGCAATTGTATATACTGCTATTTTCATTTATTCCCTTAGTTTAGGATATAGCCATTAACCAATTATGGTAATGATTCCGTTCATGCTTGCGTGGAATTGACAAATGTAATATAAATTATCTGGTGCATTAGCTGGAACGGTAAATGTAATTCCACCCACATCGTCTCCACCATTGGTTACTCCAGTTGAGTAGGTATTTGCAGAATTGTATTGCCCTAGTGTTGTTTGTAACCAAAATGGGTGACCCGCAGCATTTACTGTAAATACGTAAGTGTGTCCTCTTAATAAAGTTAATCCTGGGTTTCCAGAAGCTCCGTTTATGCTATAGCTGCCTCCAGCTGGGCTTGTAACAATGTAGTTAGCAGTAATACTTAATCCTGCTGGGCCTGTTGGGCCTGTTGGGCCACCAGAGGGTCCGTCTGCTCCTGTTGGGCCTGTTGCCCCTGTCACACCAACTCCAGGCGCCCCTGTTGGTCCTGTTGCGCCTGATGCGCCTGTTGGGCCTGATGCGCCTGTTGGTCCTGTTGGTCCTTGAATGCTTGAGCCGTTAGCGCCTGTTGGCCCTGTTGCACCTGTTGCGCCTACTCCTGTTGGTCCTGTTGGGCCTACAGATCCTGTTGGGCCTTGAATGCTTCCTACGTTAGTCCAAGATGATCCTGTCCAAACATAAAGCTCTCCACTAACCAAATATGCATCACCTGTTTGTCCAGTTGGTTGTGCTGCCTGCAATGCTGCAAGTGTGGAATAAGATCCAAGTATTGAAACTCCAGTTCCGTCTGCTCCTGCTGTTCCAGGTGCGCCTGTAGCTCCTGTTGCTCCTGTTGTTCCAGTTGGTCCAGTTGGTCCTGCAACTGTGCTTGCTGCGCCTGTTGGGCCAGTTGCTCCTACTGGTCCTTGTGCAAGCGTAAAGTTTAAAATTAAATCTGTTGATGTACCAGCATTGGTTATTGTTGGTATACCAGTTGGACCAGTTGCAGATACCGTTCCTATAGCTATGGTTGTTGGTCCAGTTGGTCCTGTTGGCCCTGTTGGCCCTTGTTTTAAAACAAAATTTAGTATTGCAGCTTCTGGTGATCCAGAATTTGTTATTGATACGTTGCCTGTAGGACCCGTTGATCCGACTGTGCCCACTGAAACATTTCCTGCGGTTCCCGTAGGTCCAGTTACTCCTGTTGGCCCTTGTTGTAAAACAAAATCAAATACTCCGACTGTGCTTGTTCCTGAATTTGTAACAGAAACTGTTCCTGCTGGGCCAGTGGCGGAAACTGTACCTATCGAAATTGTTGCTGGGCCTGTTGCCCCTGTTGGCCCTTGGAATTGACCAGCATCTAACCAAGCAGCTCCGTCCCATACATACAAATGTAAATCTGTTAATACAATCCATGAATCTCCTGAAACGTTTCCTGAAGAAGGCAATGCAGCAACATTTGCTTTTGTTCCCTTAACATTAATAGATCTTCCGTTGGATCCAGTTGCACCTGTAGCACCAGTTACACCTGTTGGGCCCGTTGCACCTACAGATCCTGTTGGGCCTTTATAAGTACCACCGTTTTGCCAAGCAATTCCATTGTAAATGTATATCTCTTGTGTTGAAGAAATTATATAAGCTGCGCCTAATGGAGCACCTGCTGGCAAATCAGATACTTGAGCTACTACATTTTGAAGGCTTAGCCCTTGTCCAGTTGGACCAGTTGCTCCAGTTGCTCCAGCTGTTCCAGCAGCTCCAGTTGCGCCTGTTGGTCCAACTGCTCCGTTAGAACCAGATGTTCCTGACAGTCCTGGATTACCAGCTACCGCAAATACCCAATCCGAATAGGTTCCTGTTCCATTTCTTGTATCTACTGCTACTGTTATGCTTACATTTTTTACAACCTGTGTAACAATACCTTCAACATATGTTGTTAATGCAAGTGGATTAATTACACGAACACGCTGTCCTGCTGTATAAGCACCACTGTTATTTACATAAAATACTTTTGAGCCAGTAGTTACTGAGTTTGTTGTTATTGATGTTATATCGGCATAACCTGCTCCTGAAGCTCCTGTGGTTCCGCCTGTTGATCCTCCACCAGAGAGGGTTCCTGAAAGGTCTACTCCAGATAT